AGAAGACCTTTGAAGCGTTCTACTGACCAACGACCGTTTGCATCTGTGTCTAAGTCAAATGTACCAAATGTTGTGGTAGCACCTGTTGAAGCACCTGGTTGTGCAGCTACGTAGATAGTTCTAATAACTTCACGGTTGATTTCGAATAAAATTTCTTGTGATAAGATATTAGCTAATTCGCCTTCTGCGTCAAGACCATGAACTGCTTTTAAGTCCTGTGCTAATTCAACTGTGTATTGAGCTTTCAAACCACGTGTCTTAGCAGTTACAGATGTTTTTTCGATGCTGAATGCCATTTCACCAAATGCGTATGTGTCGCCTAATTTTTCAGCGTCACCAGTAGCAATACCTACACCAGTTGCATATGATGTTGTGTAATAGCCACTTGTTGGTGGGAATAGCGCAGGGTTAGTACCAGCTTGAGCAGTAATTGAACTACCACCAAATGCTGTGTCTGCTTCATTGAATAAAGCTTCTGTACCACCTTGTGTTGAGTATTTTGATTTCATTGCGAAAATCAAACCTGTTGGGCCAGTCATTGGTTGTACACCGCAAACGTCGTATGCCATTAAGTTAGGCATTGCACGGCGAACCAGACTGATTAAGATTGGATCATAACCAGCTAAGTTAGCATTAGCGTTTGTACCGTTAACTTGACCTGAGAAACCACCGCCCATAGCGTTAGCTGGAACTGCTTCCCATAGTGCTGTTTTTTCTTCGATTAGAGCTTTTTCTTGGTTCTCTAAAAGAATTGACGTTACATGTCTTTTGTAACTGTCTTTAATTTCTGGAAGGTCAGGGTGATTAACCACTGCGTCCCATTTTTCGTTGATCATTTGAGTCATTTTATTTCTTCTCCTGAAGGAATTGTTACTTAAAAATTAGCCTAAGTGTTTTACTTTTGCTGTTCTTGAAAGCGCTTCCACATATGATTTCATGTGAGCTGGGACTGTTGCTTTTTTATCAGCATCGCCTGCTACCTGAATGTCTTCTTCTAGAGTCTTTTCTGGACTCGTAGGAGTTGAACCTGGGAAGTAATTTTCTTTAACTACTGCAACTTTCTGTGAGAAAAGTTTTTCGTTATCGAAGTCTACACCTTCTAACAGCTTGGACATTTTTTCAGCGTCGGTTGCTGTAAGGTCTTTGCATGCTTGTTCAATGATTCTTTCGCGTTTAATACCGTCTAACTCAGCTTTGAGTTCTACGTTAACTTGAATGGTATCATCAAGACGAGCTGTAACTTCATCGACAGTGTCAGACATATCTTCTAATACGTCAACCTTGTCGCTTGGTACTTCAAAGTAATGCTCTTGGAAAAGATTCTTTAAACCAAGCATAAAGTCTTCGGCAACTTCTGTGCGTAAGCCTTTTTCCACTTCAATTTCATTGTCGTTCATCCATTGTTCTACAACATAATTTAGATATGAATCAACCTTTTCTACAAGACCTTCTTTGAGTTCTTCAAAATCACGCAGGTTTTGCTCGGCTAATTCGCCAGCAATGGTTTCTACTTCGTGATTAACACGAGCAATTACGGCTGCTTCAAAAATAGCGCCTGCTTGTGTTTTAAATTCTTCTGACAGATTGGTGTCGGCTGCAAATACGTTTTCGATGTCTTTGCGTAGGTCATCCAAACGCATGTCAACCTGGCGTGGTGTTTCTGCAATAACATCACCGTCAATATCTGTATCTTCTTTGGCAAATGCCTGTGGTTCATAGGCATCACCACCTGTGGTAATATCAGCATTGTGTGGATCCATTTCACCGTATTTTGCATCACGGCTGTCGCCTTGACGGTGTTGTGGTTCTGAATTGCCTTTTTTCAGGCTTGAATCTGGAGCAACAGTACCAGCGTTGTGTGGATCTTGCTCTGTGTATTCAGCATCTTTGCTATCACCCTGTTTGACCTTAGCTTCTGCTGGGCCTTTTTTCAGTGTGTCGTCTTCTGATTTTGGTGAACCAGTAAAAATATCCATTTCTGTATATTTTGCTTGTTCACTGCTGCCTTGATGGAACTGAGCTTCTTTTGGAGCTTTCATTCCAGCGCTAGGTGTGCTATCTTGGGCATACATGCCTTCATTTAGCGCGCTAGCCTTGGCTTTTTTAGCTTCCATGAGCTCGCGAATTTTTGTTTCTAATGACATTTTAAGGTCTCCTAAAACGGGTTTCTAATATTTATATTAAATGCTATTTTGATATTTGTTTAATGAATTGTTCAAATACCTGTATCTTTACAGCTTCAAGATCTTTACCAGAGGTCTGACGGATGGTCTGACGAGCAGCATCCCAATGACGTTCTACGAAACGACCTTCTACCATCATCCATTCTTTGCCTTCCATGATACCGCGAACGAACGCGTCTGGAGCGCTTGGATCAGCTACAATGTCAGCTGCAGTGGCCAGATAAAAGTCATCCTGAACTTCATTAACACCTTCTTTATTCAATTTCAAACTACCCATTCCACGAGAACTAACACCCAGTTGAGCACCTTCATCGATAAGATTTTTAACGATGCGACCCATGGGGGTTTCGGTCATGATCTTGGCACGACCGATGTAATTATTACCCTCTGCCTTGAGGCTGGTAATCATATGGCTAACTCTATCGAGATTGATGCTTGGACCGTCTGGATGACCCAGTTCACCAAAAGCTCGTTTAGTGTTTACATATTCTTTGATGTAACGTTGAACTTCCTTTTCCATGATGTCTTTGCGATATACACGGCCGTTGCGATTGGCAATTTCTGTCTGCAGAAATGGGCCTTCGATGTAATAGGCCTTGCTTCCGTCTTCTTTTTTCTCAGACAGATATTTAATCTCTTCAACGTGTTCAGTAATGAGTTTCATTATTTGTAGTCTCCTACGTTGTAATTTGGATCCACAGTACCTGCAACCTTGTGTAGTTCTAAGACTACCTGGCCAGGAGCTGTAAATGATACACTGATGGCAGTGGTATTGTTTTGCGAAAATGCCGGCAATTTTTCAGCTGCAGTTGGATAAGTTGCTGAGCCAGAGGCAAAAATTATAGTGTTACCACTGCGAGCAACTGTTACGCTACCTGAACCAACATTGGCATAGAAAGCAGAAATATTAACAGCCAGGCTGATGCTAGAGCTGCTGGTCTGATCGCTAATTAAAGTACTAGTTAAAGGTATGGTGATGCTATCACCAGCTGCAGCTGCAACCAAACTAATGGTATGCGTCTTGCGGCGACTGGTTAAAACACTGGATGTAATGGCCATGGTTATTTGCCCTCGGCTTCAGCTTTACGTTTGTAAGCTGGTTTATCGGTATTCTTGCCAACCCATTTTGGTGTTTCACGCTTGGGTTGTGGTTTGTTTCTCAGGAACGTAGCCTTGTCGTATTTGCTATAGTCAATGCTGGCTGGAAAACGATCTGTATCAGTTTCATCTTCTGCAAGATCTGCTGCCAGAACGTCGTCAAACTCTTCGTTGGCCTTGATCTTTTTAGCAATTTCATGACCTTTGACAATAACGCTCTTGGGTAAATCATGAGCTGGACCTGCGCCCAGGCCGGCTTTCTTTTTAGCTACACTCATGCCTATGGCATAAGGATTGTATTTTGTGGCTTCTCTAATCAGCTTGAACTTCGCCATTACTTGCTCCCATTTGTTTAGCAATTTCTTGTTTGCGTGCATCAAGGGCATCGGTTACTTTTTGACTTAATAAGTCATTGAAGTTTTCTTGTGCATCAGCTTGTTTGTCGTCAATGATATTGTCCAACATGTTTTTAATTACTTCACTCATGATTTAAGCTCCAAATATTTTTAAAGTTTTCGTTTCAACCACAGGGTTACTGGGGTTATAGGGCTGCGGTGTTCCCGCTGCCTGAGTGCCTGCTGAACTGGTCTGTTGTCCTAGTTCTGCCTGCTGTTGCATCTGCATCTGCTGTTGCAACTCGTCATCGTTTTCTATGTCCTTCTTCATGTCATCAACTTCTTCGTCGTCCATGCGTAAAACTTTTTCATAGATGAATTCACGACTAAAGTAAGTGCCAACATAAGGAACTACCTGATTTAGTAGGTCTATGCGATTACGCATAATTTCTGCTTCCTTGGCCTCGGCCATGTAGGCATCTTTGGTAAAGTCATAGTAGATGTCTTCTTTGATTAGATCCCAGTCCTGCTCTGACATTACGCCCTTGAGCAATAACTGAGTTCGTAAAAGATCATCAAACAACTCGCCAAATTTCTTTCGTAATCGGCTTACAAACTTACTAAACTTAAGCTCGTCCCGGCTAATCTCTGCCTGACGACCAAAATTCATGCCTGTATCT